TCTCATACCCCTTCTCTATATTACCATCCGCATTAACACGAGTAGCACTTATATTACTACCTCTACTAAAGGTAAAGTCTCCACTACCATCCGTAGGCTTTAAACTCCCAAGTGTACCATCCTCATAGCCACTCGGTATCATTACCAAACTTGCCGCTTCTAATGCATTCATATTTCTATCGCTACCAATTCATTCAACGCTGCGTAAGTACAAGCCTCCGCCTCAAATACATCCATACGAGCCTGTAATGTATATACATACTCACTTGTCTCTACTATCTTCTGGATCGTTCTGGTAATTGTCTCACCTTGATTAGGATCTGCTAGATAAGCAGCTAGTGTTAATGTTCCATCAGCAAGTCCTGATACATCAACAGGAACATCTAACTCCGTATTCCCTCCCATATTCACTGATCCTAGCAGGATCTGATCATTCACATCAGTAATAGAATAATAGACATAAGCCTGAGCCTGTCCATTACCTACATGAAAAGAAGCACTCTCAAAATTCTGGAAGTCTAAAACACTTTGATTCCATTCAATAGTATATCCAGAAGGCGGCTCAGTATCTACACTAATACCTATCCCCTGTGCCCATAAAGATCCATCACAACAATCTATAGAGTAGGTGTTTCTGCCTTTACATAAACAACCTCTCTTGCCTCCCTTAGGAGATGTTCTTGAAGGTGTCTTAAATTTCTTCATCTATTGGTGGGTTACAATATGTTGAGTTAGGGTATAGGATACAATAGGCAGTAGCGTATTCATCTCTTGAACTTGAACTACCAAAGGAGTGAATACCCATAGGCGTAGGCCAGACTAAATACTGCTGCCATACTTGGTTAGGGACATTCTTCCAATGTACATCTACGGCATACTTCTCACTTACTATCGCAGGGGTGAGTTCGTTTCCTTCTTCATCATATGTTGCAGGAGTTGTGGTAAGGTATCCCAACTTCACTACTGCTTCAGTTAGGTTTCCTTCCTCATCTCTTAAGAGGTCTATTGCAGCATCTGCTGCTGCCTCATCTACAAATTCATATTTCCTTGTCATAGTTCTGGCTCTGGAACAGGAACATACTCTATACGCTCCAATGCATTTAGTTGGTCGTGTATTGCTGCAAAGTTTGGGTCGTTTAAAACTTGCGTACCCACTATCCATCTATCGCTTCCGTCTTTTACAAATAGTAACTCACTTGATTTATAACGATAGCCGTTTAGGGCGTTGTATTGTTCTGTATTTGGGTGTAGGACTATCATAGTGATGTTATATATGTAGAAAGTGAATTATTTAAATTGGTTTGTTGACTTATAAGACTTCCCCCATTAAAGTAAATTGCACACTTTGAACCTGCATTTAAAAAATTATTTTGACCATTTAAAACTCGTCTTGAACCATCAATTTTACTTGCAGTTGTTGTTGTTCTATTGATGGTGGTTGCCTCGTTAAATAAAACAACATCCGTTGCACTTGTCCTATTTATTGCCCGTAGTCCACTATTCCCAGATAAATTTGCGGCAGTATTTATATTTGTCGCAAACATATTTAAACGCTGACCAATAGTGTTTATCATGTTTAGACCATCACCAGGACCACCAGATGTACCACATAATACTCCACTTATTGGATTAATAACCCATCCACCTTCACAAGCATCTGTATTTTGAAAATTTACACCATCTGTTGTTGCGTTATAATTTGTGTCTAAATAACTTGAAGTTCCATTGCTATTATATCCTTCATTCGTTGTAAAAGTAGGTGAGTTTACCGCAGTAAAATCACTTAACCTCTTCCAATCAATTAACGCAAAATCACTATCTCCATCGGTTGCAAATACCGCAAAAGTGTCTAACTTACTCCAAATACCACCTGCTTTTAAATCAACTACTAACTGATTCTGCAAGGTCTGTTGAGCAGCACTTGGTGCAGTATAACCTTGCGTTATAGCGTAGTCTAATACCGCTTGATAGTCAGCATCTAATCCTCCTCCTGCTAAATCAGCATATGACTTACCCCAAGAGATATTATTATCAGTTACCCCACTACCCCAAGCAGTAGACTCATATATCTTTCCCCAATTAATGTTGTTGCTCATTTCTTATTCTTTTTCATGAGATACTTCTTCAACTTCTGGATGTTAGCCTGTTTAGGCTTATAGGTAGTTCTTACAGAACCCATCCTGCGAAATTCTGATTCTTAGTAGGGTACATATCATCATTGTTATTCTGATTGTACTCTGGATAGGTAGCATTATTGAAACTCATATGATCTACAAATCTCCTAGCATAATGCTCTGCTATATCTCGCTCCTTCTGTACTAAATAATCTAGATCCTCCTTAGTAACACTCGTTCCATTCTCTGATCCTTTAGTATAGATGCCTCCATTTGCTACTTTAAAGTGGATGTAAGGCAGTATCTCTATCGCTGCATAGTGTATGACCATATCCTGAATATAATCATCTAAGAGAGTCTGATAGTTAGTAGGTATGTTACCTGCTGCTATATCAGTTTTAAACTTCTCAAATAATCTCGTTCCCATTATGCCCTGAACATGAATGTCCTGAGCAATCTTGATGAATTGAATCATCTGATCACGATCAACATTACCATTGATCCCTGTTCTCTTTATAACATCAGCAGGGCTGACAAATAGTACCTGTGCCATATTAGTTTAATTTTCCTCTGTTAGGCATATCAATAGGGCGAGTATTTGCAGTATCATAATCCTTAGGATTGATCTTGCTCTGTGGAACACCTGCTGCCGAAGCCTGTGAAGGTGCTACTCTCTTATCATTCTCTAAAGCCTCCGTTTGACTCTTAGGTAAGAACTTACCTCCTGATCTCTTTCTCATGTAAATGAGTCGCTGCCATTTATGATGACAATATGCTCCTCCCTTATACTTGAAGATAGAATATGTGCTTCTACCCTTAGGTGAGAATTGACCATTCACTCCAGAGAAACTCATTTGATTGATATCCTCTTTTCTATAGACCTTACCACCATCAGACAATCCAACCATCTCAACACAGAAGGTTCTGCTATTACTACTCAATGATCCTGAATATCTATAGCGAATCTTAAACATCCCTGCATCTTGTGAAGATCTCTCCTCAGCATCACCATATGAACTCACTGCAGCCATACTCACAGAAGTGATCGCTTCTACGATCTGATCCTCATTATCTGGATCATCCACATCCTGCACCGCAGTTAATTCCCACTCCTCTTCATTGATATCCTCACCTTTATCTGCTAGGTATTCTAACCATTCCTTTTCATCCTCTTTCGTGAACTCTGGATCTGCAGATAGTTTGATTCCTGTTTCTTCCTCAATCACTTCCTGATCAGTAACATCCTCAACATCTGTAAACTCTAAAGGAGTTAATGTCTTGAAGTAAAGATTCAATGAAACATTATTGAAGGCTAGGATCTCATCTATAGCATTAATCACCTGATTCTGCTTAGGTCTGATCACACTATTATCAAACAAAGTGAATGCCGTTTTAATCTCATCAGCATTATTCCCTAATCCTGTCTGATCCTTAACACCAAACAACATAGGGCTAGTGATTCTATGACCTACCAATACCTTCTGTTGTGATTCCTTAGATAAGAACTCATATTGATTATGAGCATCTGATAACTGAACAGGCTCAATAGAAGCAGCAGTATCTGCTGAATCATTAAAGGAAAGGATAAACTTCCCTGCATTGGATGAGCCTCCCCACTTCTGCTTAATCTGAGATTCAATGTTAGCTCTTTCCTCCTCTGGTGGAACTCCGTTATTAAAGTTCACAATCATAGAAGGAGCAAGTCCGTTCTTAATGTTATTGATATGGTAGTTTGCTACCTCACCCTCTAACTCAGCATAAGGTAATGCACCTTGATAATCAACAGGGGAATAATAGTAAGAGCCACTGCGATAAGGTCTGAAGTATAAGATCTCAACTTTATCTCCTTGTGAGCCATAACCAAAAGCAGGAATGCGATCAACACCTTTTTTGCTTCTAACCTCATCCCAATTATAAGCATAGTAATATGCCTCAACTTCTCCCTCTTCATTACACTTCTCTGCTCTAAGAGTCTCTACAGGCATATGATATACCTCAACGATCTTAGTCTTATTCTGATTGTAGATCAACTGAAAAGCACCATTACCTAGCATATAGTAATCATTGATTACTTTCTTCAATTCCTGATCCTTAATCAACTTCTTTAACTGAAGATATCCCTCTGGATTCTTTCCTGAATCTGTAGCATCAAGACCATGACCGAAAATCATATCAATGATTCCAGAAGTTATAGCATTGTTAGTAGGAGATCCATTGAACCTGTCTATCAAATACTGAAAGTAATCATTATCATCTCCATACTCTACCCAACCCTTTCTAGGGTTCTCACTAATTACAGGGCTAGTATAACTAGATAATTGAACAAACTTGAACTGACTATTCTCCATAAATCTTAAACTCGTTATCCATAGTCTCCTCCGTAGTAGCCAATTTAGGCTGATATGTTGCTACTGAAGATCCTGAAGGAATAATATACATCTTGTCTTGTGAAAGTAGTTTGATTTTACCTACCTCCCAAATCTTGACAACATAAAAACTCTCCGCTACTAAGGCAGATACATCATAAGAGAAGGTTAGCACCTTTCTGAAATCATCATATGTTCCAGATATAGCAGTATCTACCTTCTCTACTCTTTGATCCTCAGATATGATTTCTATCTCAAAAGACTCCGTTGTGAAGTCCCTTAGATACATCGTAATCTGTGGAGTTGTATTTTCTTCTACAATAATCATCTAATTATAAAACCCAAAACAATTATAATGGTTACATTTGCCTAGTTCATCTCTCTTAGGTAGCCTTGCTACCAAAAAAGAAGCCCCTCCGTAATGGAAGGGCTTTTTTGATTCTATCAGGATCTGATCTTAGATATCAGTAATAGTTGAAGCATCAGCAGTAATCGTAGCATCTACGAAGTTAGCAGGGATCTTCTCCTGAGCATTGAATGTCAAAGTATATCCAGACATATCACCCATCGCAGCACCTGTAACGATTGTACCACCATTAACATCAGCACCATAATCTAATCCCATTAGGAACTTGTTGCCGTTGTTATCTTCTATAATCACATGAGGACGAGCATAAGCCAATAATTTCAACTCATTGTGAGTCTGCTTAGTCATCTTCTTGAATGTAAGATTCAATACCTGATCAAAGAATGTAGTACCATTCTCACGAGATGAAG